TGCTAAATCTGGTGTAGAACTTGGGACTGGTAGTGCTTACAATATAGAACTTTCAAATGCTTATGAAGCAAGATTACAAGAAAATTTAATTAGATATAATTCACAAGTTGCTGCAAACAATAAAATGGAAGAAGCAAACTTTGCAAGAATAAGTGGTACTATTGCAAGAAATGAAGCTAAGATGGCTCAAATATCAACAGTAGCACAAACAGGAACAAGTCTATTAGCAATGAGGAACGCATAATGCCAAAAATACCTACATTTGAAGCAAGAGGATCAATAGAACAATTATCTGGTACTACATCTAATATTCAACTTGGTTTAAATAATACTTTAGCTAATGCTTTAGCACCTGTAACAAAGGCTGTTGTTAGTCATAAAATAAAAGAAAATGATTTACAAAATAGAACAGAAGCTCTTAGATTAGAAAATGATTTTATTAATGAGATGCAAAGTGTTTATGAAGAAGCAAATGTATTATCAAATAAAGAACAAGCACAAAATATTGTAAAAACAAAATCAAATACTTTTATAGAAAAATATTCTGCATTAGCAACTAACGATTCTGTTAAAACTTTATTTAGTAATTATGCTTTATCTGAAGTTCAAAAAGGAAGTTTTAGAACTAATAGTGCAATCTCAAGAAACATTTTAGTTGAGCTAGATAATAATGTTAATTTAAAAAAAGAAAGATTATTAACAACTGCTTTTTTAGCAGATGGTGCTTTTGATTATGGAGTTTTAACAACTGATTTACAAAAACTATACACAGATAATTATAGTACAAGAATATCTAATGCTGAATTAACAAAATTAGTTGAAGGTATACCGGGTGAAATTAAAGCCTATGAAGCAACTAATGATATAACTAACGATCCTAGAGGAGCATTAGTAAATTTATTAGATGAAAGTAAATATGAAGGATTAACTTTAAAAAATAGACAATCATTAATTAGAGATGCAAAAAATGTTTTATTGCCACAAATTGATAATGATTGGAAAAACTATGTAGCTGCAGCAGCACAAGGAAAAGAACCTATACCATTTAATATGGATTTTGCTAAAAAAGTTTTACCTGCAGAAACAATAACTAAAATGGAAGAACAGCTTACAATAATAGATGATACTATTTCTAAAGTAGCTGTACTTAATTCTGTTCCCTCTAAAGATTTAAACGCAACCATGGAACAATATGCACTTGAAATAGATACTAAAGTTTCAGCGGGTGCTTTAGATTTTATATTGGGTGAAAAGAAAAAAGAATATTACAATGGTATAATTAAAAATAGACAAGAATTATTGTCAAGCGATCCTGTAACTTTTGTAACAGAAAATAATGATGATATTAAATCTGCTTTAGAAACAATAGAATCTACAGAAGATGAAACACAAAAAAATATATTGCAAACTGAATTAGCTACAGCATTAATTACTGCTCAAACAGAACTGGGTGTACCTAAATATGAACAAAAAATAATGACTACAAGCCAATCACAATCATGGGTATATCAATATAAAAATGGTGATGAAAATACTAGAGTAGCTATGTTGCAAGGTTTGGAAATGCAATTTGGAGATTTAAACAATAAAGCATATCAACAACTATTAGCTGATGGTTTGCCAGAAACTGCTATTCTTTCATCTTATTTTCAAAATACAGAAATGACTAAATCTTTTTTAAGCCTTGATAGCGAAGTTAAAAGAGAAAATTTAAAAAAATGGGGAGATGAAAATAATGTTAAAATGATAAAACTAAAAAAAGATATAAGAACAGATAAATCTATAAGACTTTTTGAAGATATAGTTGCTGAAAATGGTGGAGCAAATAGTGCTGCTACTGTAGATCAAATGGATAATATTGTAGAAATATTAACTTATTATACTTTAAATGATATGTTTGTTAATGGTAGCTCAGAAAATGTTGCAAGAAAAAAAGCTATAGGAATTATTAAAGATAATTTTCAAAGACAAGATACTTATTATATTCCTAAAATTTGGAATGGTAAAAAATTTAGTCAAGGTCACGTAGATGGTGTTGTTGATAAAGCACAATTAATACAAGATCATTATTTAGAACAATTTAATGCTGTAGCATTTGGTTCAGAAAAAGATGAAACTCTTACTGTAGATATAGAAAGTGATTTTAATATTAATATAAAAGATAATGGAGAATGGAGAAACACAGCAGATGGTGAAAGTTTAATCTATGGTGTAATATTATCTGATGGTGAGTTTGCTCCTATAAAAAATGCTAATGGTGATTTTTTACAATTTTCATTTGATGATGATAGTTATATACTACCCGGAACTGATATAAAAATGAATATAACTCTTAATAATATTATACCAGATACTGATAATTCAGCTGCTTTACCAAAAGAAAATAAAATATTATTAGCTTCTGCTGATAAAAATTTTAAAACTTCTATGAAAAAATCTGAAAGTTCTGGAGATTATATGGTGGTAAATTCAGAAGGTTATATGGGTGCATATCAATTTGGAGATGCTAGACTTAAAGATTATAAAAATGCAACAGGAAAAGATTTTACTCAACAAGAGTTTTTAGAAGATCAAAAATTACAAGATGAAGTTTTTAGTTGGCACACTAATGATATAGTTACTTATGTAAATAATAAAGGTTTAGATAAATATATAGGTAAAGAAATAAATGGAGTTTTAGTTACATTAAATGGTTTGGTTGCTGTAGCTCATTTAGGTGGTAAAAATGGAATGGCTAAATTTTTATCAACAAATGGTAAATATAATCCAGCAGATTCAAATGGTACAACTTTAACAAATTATTTAAATAAATTTAAATTAACAGAATAATGGCTCAATTAGGTTTTAAGTTAGATGTAAGCACTTCAGCACAAGACAATGGTTATGATAGATATTCTAAAAGTTTATTAGAAACATTAGGTGCTATTGCTTCAGATAACTGGGAATACAATCCTTTGGAAGCAACAAAAACACATAGGTCTTTAAATAGAGCTGAAAGAGAATCTATGAGAGAAAATGAAGCTCGTATTGACAGACAAGAATTAAATAAAGAATATTCTGATTTAGGATTATATTTTAAAGAAGATGAATATCAATCAGTTGTTGATATTATGGTAGAAAAAAAAGAAGAAGAAAGAGCAAGACAAAGCGTTATTAGTAGAGGTCCAGCAGGTTCTTGGAATCCTTTTTCTAGTGGATTTTATGTTGGTGCTGCAAAATTTGGTACTGGTTTGGCTGTAAGTATGCTTGACCCTATTAACATTGCGGCTTCTTTTATACCTGTATTTGGACAAGCAAGATTTGCGGCTTTAGCTGCTAGAACAAGTTTGAGAACTGCAAGACTAACAAGAGGTGTTGTAGAAGGTGCAGTTGGTGCGGCTGTAGTTGAGCCATTAGTTTATAGTGCTGCTAAAAGAGTACAAGCAGATTATGGTGCAGTAGATAGTTTACTTAACATTACTTTTGGATCAATACTTGGTGGTGGACTTCATGTTGGTGTTGGTAAATTAAGAGACATTAAAACTGCTCGTAAATTTAAAAAATTTAGAGAAGATGTAAAAAGAGTAAGAGAAGAATCTGGAATAAAATCAGATGAAACAGAACCAGAATTAAATTTATTTAAAGAATATTATCCAGAAAATGGTGATCTAATGATGAAGTTAGAAAAAACTGATCCAAGAACTAGAAAATTATTATTAGAAAAATCTTTAGGAGATTTATTAATGGATGAACCTGTAGATGTAGGTCCAGTTGTAAATGCTGATCCAATTTTAAGAACTGCAGAAAATAGTTCACCAACATTAGAAACAAGTACTAGACCCAAAACAAAAGCAGATGATGTAGAACTAAAAACTTTAGAAGAAAATGTTGTTGCAAAAAATGATGCAGAAACTGATGTTGAGATAGAAACATTAAATTCTCAATTAGAAACTATTAGAAATAATCAAAAAGATGCAAACTTTAAATTTCAAGATGGTGCTGAAGATTCATCATTAAAAACAGCAACAGAAGAGTTAGACGAACTTAATACAAAGAAAAAAGAATTAGATGAAGTAGTTGCAGATTTTATTAATTGTTCTAATGGGAGAAGCTAATGGCTAAAAATAGTTGCGTAGTAAGAGTAGAAAATTTATTAAAAAAATCTTCTATTGCAGGTACTAAAAAAGAAGAAATAATAAATTTAATTAAACAATCATTAGCAGAAAAACAATTAAGTAATATTGATGAAATTAGTGTTGATAAAATTTCTAAAGAAATATCAGAACAAATTAAATTACAAAAAAAAATTAATAAAAGAAATGCTATAGAAAATGAAGTTAAGGTTAGAAAATTAACAGAATTAGTTTTAACTGAATTTCCAGATAATCCATTAGAAGGTTTAACTGCAATACTTGTAGGATCAAACGAAAGAGTAACAGCTTCAAGATCATCAGCAGCTGTACAACAAAACGCAACTGTCAATCAATTAATTGTTGGATTTAATGCAAAATTAAGAGCTGCAAAAGTAGATAGTCTTTTTGAAAAAGGTTTAGATAATATGACAGAAGCTGAAGTACAAAGAAGAGTTACAAGAACTATGTTTGAATTAGGTCAAGAGCAAACTATAACACAAAAAAGAATAGGAGAAAAACCTAAAGTAACAGAAACTAATCAAGATATTATAAAATTAGCAGAAGTTATGGAAAGTTATTCTGAAATGATTAGACAAAAATTAAATGATAGAGGAGCTAACATTTCAAAAATTTGGGGATATATTGTAAAGCAATCACATGATCCATCAAGTATTAGAAATGCTGCAGCTATCTTAGGTGTAACAGATGTTAAAGCTGATGTAGATTTAACTCTAAAAAAAGATATAAATTATAATAAAAACTTTAAAGCATGGTACAATTATGTAATGCAAAAATTAGATGGGGATAGAACATTTGCAAATACAGATGATAGATATGAATTTATGCAAGAAGTTTATAATTCTTTAGTAGGTAATAAATATTTAATTGCAGATGGTGTTGCTAACACTTATGGAACAAGAACTTCTGGTGATGTAGCTAAAGGTTCTAAATTTAAAAGAGTATTACATTTTAAAACTGCAGATGATTGGTTTGATTATAATGATAAATTTGGAGTAGGTAATTTAAAAGAATCATTTTTTTCTGGACTACAAACTGCTGGAAGAAATCTTGGAATAATAGATAGTTTAGGTACAAAACCTAAAGAAAATTTTGAAAAAATTAGATATGCAGTTCATGATAGATTAAAAAAATCTGGCAAAGATGTACAAGATATAAAAAATTTTAATAAATTTGACAAATATATGAAGGTTATAGATGGCTCTATTTATACTGTAGAAAATTTTGCAGTTGCTAGATATTCAGCAATAGCAAGAACTTTAGCATCTATGGCAAAACTAGGTGGAGCAACAATTTCAGCTTTAGCTGATGTTGGTATTTATGGTTCAGAAGTTAAGTATCAAGGTAGATCATTTATAGGTGGAATGTTTGAAGCATTATCTAGTTTAGCAAGAATAAAAAATACAAAGAAAAAAAAAGAAATAGCTGAAATGTTAGGTTTTATGAATGACAATACAATTTACGATATGTCTGCAAGACATCAAGTTGGTGATAATTTAAACAAAGGTTGGACAAAAGCTCAAAGAACATTTTTTAAATTAAACTTACTTTCTTGGTGGACTAACAGTTTAAAAGAAGGAGCAATGTTAGGTTTAGCAAATTATTTTGCTAGAAATAAAAATTTAGAATTTGGAAAATTAAATAATCAATTACAAGAATTATTTACTATGTACGATATTAATCCTACAAAATGGGATATAATTAGAAAAACTGCAATGGAAAAAGCTGATGATGGTAAAGAATTTATTAACATTGGTTTACTAGATCAAATGTCTGATGCTGATATAAAAAAAGTAACAGGTTTAGATAAAATGACAGATAGACAAATAAGAATTGAAAAAGAAAAATTTAAAGCATCTGTATCTGGAATGTTATTAGACAGAACTATTTATTCAGTTATTGAACCGGATGCTAGAGTAAAAGGTTTTATGACACAAGGACAATTAGCAGGAACTGGTTTTGGTGAAGCAATAAGATTTTTTGGTCAATTTAAAGCATTTCCCACTTCTATTGTAATGAAAGTTATAGGTAGAGAAATGGATTATTTTAAAGGTAGAAAACAAGGAGACATAGGTAGGGGTATAAGAGGTATGGGAGCTTTAATGGTAACTTCTGGAATTTTAGGATATATGTCAATGACTATAAAAGATTTATTAAAAGGAAGATCACCAAGAGAATTAATTGATGAAGATGGAAATGTTAATTTTAAAACAATGATGGCAGCTTTTTTACAAGGTGGTGGTTTAGGTATTTATGGTGATGTTTTATTTAAAGAAGTTAGAGACAGTACAGCTATAATAGCCGGATTAGTTGGACCAATACCTTTAACAGCAGCAGATGTTTTAATGGCTGTAATTTGGGGTACTCGTGGTGAAGGTGGTAAGGCTGGTAAAACAGCTTATAAAGCTGTAACTTCAATGATTCCTTTTTTAAATTTATTTTATATAAAGAGTGCATTTGATCACTTAATAGGGTATCAGCTATTGGAAACTATAAATCCGGGTATTTTAGAAAGAGTTGAAAATAGAATGGAAAAAGATTATAATCAACATTTCTTATTTACAAAACCCTCAACAACGTTTAAAGGTTTTTAAGACATGACAGTATCAACTACAATTATTAAGAATTTTCACAATGGTAATGCAAGTACAACTAACTTTGCTTATCAATTTAGAATTTTAGAGGACACCGATCTTTTAGTTATTATCCGTACAAACTCCACAGGAGCTGAAGCAACTAAAACA